TAAAACATGAAAAGCAGAAAAGTCAGAAGAATCTCCCCTAGATACATCTGCACATACAACATAAGTACAATCACTTTCAGGATACTTCCAGACCCATAAATCTCCAGTCTCACCTCTTTTTTCTATCGGATCTTTTACGTAATTATTCTCATACCATACTAATATACTGCCATCTACCACAGTATGTCCGGATGTCAAGAAGTCACCATCACATTCTTGGGCTGCTGCTTTTTCTCCTAGTAATATGTCTTGTTCCTTTCGCCACTTCCAATCTCTTTCCGGATGGACAGTCCATGGTAAAAATATAGAAGTAAAATCTCCCCCATTTAAAGATTCCTGCCAAACTCTATGAAATAAATTACCTACTCCATTAGGTGTGGATAGTAATATACAACTACCTCCCGTCGCTAATGTAGATTGTGCAGCTGTCCAAATTTCTTCCGAATTAGAAATGTGAGCTGCCTCATCTATAACTAGTAAAGACAATGCTTCAGATCTTGCAGAATCAGGACTTGATGATACTGCTTTAACACTAGATCCATTATTTTTAAATCTAAGCATCATTTTATTGTCCTCCAATGTCTCTTGTTTTAGCCATGAAGGTAAAAAATCATGCATCAATCTAATCTTATGGACTAAATTTTTTGCTACATCTTGTTTGGTTGCAATAATAAGAACTTTATACCCGCTGTTAAATATCATACTATGCAAAATGAATGCAGCTGATAAAGTTGATATTCCTAACTGCCTTCCTTTGTTTATGATAATATACCTTTCATTATGCATCTTTTCTAATGTGGTCTCTTGGAATGGATAAAGACCAAATAATATACGTCCTTTTGTAGGATGCTCTATTTTGCAGTATTTTTTAGTGAAATAAGTTGAATCTTTTGCACATTTTTTATACTCCTGAGCTATTGCTAGTTTTACTTTATTTGTTGACATCTATATTTAAATCTTCTTCTTTTATATTATATGTTCCCATGATATCATCTCTTAAATTACTAAAATCAGATCTAATCTTATCTAAAAATGATTCTTTATTTTCAATTGACCATTTTTCAATAGATCCGTCTGCATGAGAATATCCCATGTTATCAAATGATCTTAATAAAATTTCTACTTCTTTAGATGCCTCTTTTAAAAATGATACCGCATTCTCTTTCTTTTTATCATGAACATAAGTATCAAATTTTCCATTTAGCTTCAAGTCTGCTTCATATTTTATTGTACATTCTAAACATCTTCCTGTCTTTTTTCCCAATTTATAATCTGCTTGACCGAAAAGTTTGCCGTCACATGTATCTAAACAATTAGGAAATTTACTTATGCTATCTAATTCTTTTAGTATTTCTCTAACTCCCTTAGATCTTTTTACTTTATACCCATCTCTTTGTTCCCATTCGGTTACATGACCCATAGGTGAAACATCTTCCCATATATCTCCTACTTTTCTTATTTCGGAATCTTCCTTCTTTCTATATCCTATAGTTGTTCTGTTCTGGGTTTTGTGTTCTCCTATTAGAAGTTTTTTTACCGCTTCTACATTTCTTAATTTACTCATAGTTTTCTCCTTTTTCTAATTTTGTAACTCTTTTAGTTAAATCCTTTATTAAATCATATAATTCCTGTATAGCTTTTAGATTATAAACCGAAAGTTTATCATAGTTAACAGCTAGAACTCCTTTTTGTCCTTCTATCTTAAACTCTTTTAATAAACCTGTTTTAAGTCCGTCGGTTATATCTTGAGCTATAATACCTACTTCTTTACCCTCTAAGTTAGATGGAATCCTATGAGATGAAGATGTTTTATTTACTTCTAAAATAACACCTTTCATTTCATCTGTATTCCAATTATAATTAACAGGTTTTATCGTATATAGTTGCTCTAATACAGAATCTATTTCCTCTATATCTTTTTTTAGTCTCCTATCTGAGAATGCTGGAAATGGACCTCCTGATGAGCTTCCTTTTTGCCCTTTCTCTCCTTTGAATCCGGTTGGACCAGTTGGACCGGGAGGGCCCGGAGGGCCGGGGTCTCCTGGCAATCCTTGTTCTCCTGCTCCCGTAGGACCTATTGAACCTTGCGGACCGGGTCCGCCGGAAGGGCCGGGAGGGCCGGGTCCACCGGGAGGGCCAGTAGGGCCAGGGGTACCTGAACCGGTTGGACCGGTAAATCCTTGAGGACCAGTAGGGCCAGGTCCTCCGGGAGTACCTGTGCCAGTAGGGCCGGTAAATCCTTGAGGTCCGGGTCCACCACTAGGTCCAGTAAATCCTTGAGGTCCGGGTCCACCACTAGGTCCAGTAAATCCTTGAGGTCCGGGTCCACCACTAGGTCCAGTAAATCCTTGAGGTCCGGGTTCTCCGGTAAATCCTTGAGGACCTATACCTGCTAATCCAGTAAATCCTTGAAATCCTTGGTTGCCTTGCGGGCCAGCCACAGAGCTTGGATTACCTGTAGGTCCTTGGTTGCCTTGCGAGCCCTGAAAACCTTGAGGACCGGGAGCTCCCGGAGGGCTTATTATACTAGGTCCTTGTCTTCCTTGAAAACCCTGTGTACCTACTGTGCCTTGTAGTCCTGTTGGACCTTGGTTTCCTTGAGGTCCCGGTCCGCCGGGTTCTCCTGTAGGGCCTTGAAGTCCTACTCCTGACAAACCTGTAGGGCCTTGATTACCTTGTGTACCTGCTGTTCCTTGAAAACCTGTTGGTCCTTGATTACCTTGTGGTCCTTGCCTTCCTTGAAAACCCTGTGTACCTACTGTGCCTTGTAGTCCTGTTGGACCTTGGTTTCCTTGAGGTCCTATATCCCCTTTCTGACCTTTGTCGCCTGTTAAACCAGGTTGGCCTTTAAATCCTATACTTCCTTTAGTCCCTTTATCGCCTTCACTTCCCTTATCTCCTTTATATCCTTTATAGCCAATTTCCCCTTTACTTCCTTTAAAATCTCCTTTAATTCCTTTATCTCCTTTAACTCCTTTATCTCCCTTACTCCCCGTAGGTCCAGGAGGACCTATTTTAGAACTTGGTATAGGAGATGGACTAGGAGCAAAAATTCCTATATTTTCAGGAGATGACATATTATGTACTAACACATCTTCTACAAAAAAATTTTCATTTTTCTCTACGCTTAAATTATATACAGTACTAGATGTTGCGTATGAATAAATATTAGATATCTTTTCATAAGATAGTGTTTTGTAATTAAAGAGTTCATCGTTTACAGATAAATCTTTAGCTTTTTTCCAATATTTATCATACCATCCTTTAACGTAAAATGGATGTTCTTCAGTACATTGTATATTATTATTTATAACATATAAATAATTTGATTTTCCTACATGTTTATATATTATAGTATCTTCTTGTAGTGTTTTATTATCTATGTTATAAGACATGATTGATTGACCTACTAAAGCTTCCTCTATTGTTATGTAAACATTATTCAATGTTAATATTTTAGTAGACGGAATAAAACAAGTTGGGCCTACTGATCCTGAAAATCCTTTGTCTCCTTTGTCTCCTATTTCTCCTTTATCTCCTACACTGCCCTTCTGACCTATAGTTCCTTGTAGACCCGTTATGCCTTGATTACCCTGAGGTCCTTGATTACCCTGAAATCCGGTAAAACCTTGTAGTCCTTGATTACCCTGATTACCTTGCGGTCCTTGATTGCCTTGGAAACCTTGTGTACCTACTATTCCTTGAAAACCTTGTGTACCTACTGTACCTTGTATGCCCTGTATTCCCTGATTACCTTGCGGTCCTTGGTTGCCCTGCGGCCCTTCTACAGAACTTGGATTACCGGTAAGACCTTGGTTTCCTTGTAGTCCTTGATTGCCTTGTGTGCCAATTGTTCCTTGAATACCTGTCGGACCTTGATTTCCTTGTGAGCCTTGATTACCCTGCGCTCCGGTAGTACCCTGTAGTCCAGTAGGGCCTTGATTACCTTGCGGTCCTTGATTGCCTTGGAAACCTTGAGTTCCTACTGTTCCTTGAATACCTGTCGGACCTTGATTTCCCTGTAAGCCTATAGTTCCTTGTAAACCTGTTGGTCCTTGATTGCCTTGTGTGCCAATTATTCCTTGAATACCTGTCGGACCTTGATTTCCCTGTGAGCCTATAGTTCCTTGTAAACCTATTGGTCCTTGATTGCCTTGAGAGCCTTTGAAGTTTCCTTTTTCTCCTTTCGGCCCTTTTTCACCACCGCCAGCTATAGAAACAAATCCTTTAAAACATTCTCCAAAAGTTATTTCTATAGTATTTTCGTCTATGGCAGTATAATTTTCGGGGATAACGGAGTTCCCGTCATAGGAGTATATAGTAAATACAGGGTATTGTATTCCTGTACCGTGGTTAATTGTAATAACATTACAACTATTTAAAGAACCAGTAAATACGGTATCTCCTAATTCACCTTTAGACCCACTTATTCCCTTAAGCCCTTCCTCCCCCTTCTGTCCTTTGCTTCCTTTAAAATTTCCTTTTTCTCCTTTGTTACCCTTTCCGGAGGAGCTAGCTATTAGAGCTTGAAATGCGGGGCTACTATTGAACGTGTTTATTAAAAGCTGTTCGTCAATAGTAACATCAACATTAACTTTAACTCCATAGATGGTTGTAGAAAAATTAGCAGAAACTCCGTTAGCATTTAAATATTCTATTTCAAAAATATATTCAGTATCTATTTTTGCTATTGGTAAATTATCCAATGGAATATCAATACAAAATTCATTAGGAGTTCCTCCGTCTGATGCACTTGGAAATATATCAATGTCAGAAACATTCCATTGCCCTGCATTTATAATAAAATTAGGCTTTATATTATCTTCAGATGTGGCTTTAAATGTAAAAGTCTTCTTTATTTCAGACTTATTATTACCGCCTATTAAAGATCCTAAGAAAGTACCAAAGGAGTTCTTTTCTGATGTGCCAGATGGGGATGATGCATTTACCTTATTTATAGATAATGGAGATTTTTCTACATCCGGTCCTTGAATGTATATGTCAAGTTGTGGAGTTTTTCCATTAGCGTCTTTTTCGGAAAATGCAGATATTTGTACAGTATATTCAGTGTTAGGAACTGATTTGGATAAGAAAGAATCTTTTACTGTTATATTTACTACTTCATTTTCTTGCTTATTGTGCTGTACGTCTAAGGCGTTTATTATATTTCCGCTGTTGGCAGATGTAGTTACTCCCCCAGCACCTAAGTTTTGATAAGATGAATTTTGCTTTCTAAACTTATTAATATCAAAATAGCTAGATATGTCAGAGCTGTCCTTTATATTTCCTACTTTCTTATTCTCTATACCCCCATTAGCAGAAAAATCATAAGAAGTAGGATCTGTTAATTTACTTGTTTTGGGTATTTTAAATTCTCCTAAACTAACTGGACTTCCTACCCCTCCGGCGGCTTTTGCCGAAACTTTTACTCTATCAACATCTCCGGAAACAGGTTTAGCATTTTTAACACATATTTTAGCGTATCCTGTTTTCTTTTGTCCATCGCTTGTATTTGGACTTTTAAAATAGTCTATACATATATTTGATGAATCGAATTTTGTAATATAAATTTCAGATGGTTCTCTTTTTTTATTTACATAGGACTCTCTATAGAAAAACTGTTTATCTACCTTTATTTGAGTACTACTAATTACCTCTACGATGGTTGCTGTGTAAGAAGGAACTGTTGGGGAATAACCAGAAGGTAAATCTCCGGGTAAATACTTGGAAATGTTAGGAGTTAAAGAGATAGTTCCTTTCTCCATTTCTTTTTTAAATGGAGCGCCGGTATTAGCTACTATTGTGCTAAGGTTATTTGCGTCAGTTGTTATAGAAAAGTTACCGGAATTAGCTAAACTTCCCGATGTATTTACGGTAGGTGAGGATTCAATAGGTACTCCTTCAAATAATGTAGGTATATTAGAGGAATAGTTGGAAGAATATTGAGAAGGGGGTGCGGAGGATACATAAGATAAACTAACTGCATGACAACTTCCTGTAGCTCTGCTTCCGGAAAAGTTTTGAAAAGCTCTTGTTTCAGGAGTTAAATCTACTTTGGGAGGTATAGTATATTTTATATCTCCTACTGTTTTTTTCTTAATATTACACAACAATTTACCTACCCATATAATATTAGGTGACGATAAATTTGTTACTTTTCTATTTCTTAGTACATCGAAATTAGCTGTACCTGCTATATAAATTTCACAATTTCCTATGGGTACCTTATCTCCTATGGTAACAGTTACAATAGCGGATCCATTAGAATTTGCAACATTTTTTATTTCGTGTGGAATTAAATTGCCCTCCGAATCATAGACTTCAACAAAAACTTGAGTTCCTTTAACTAAGTTTTGCGTTGGGTTGATTCCTATTTCATTAGACCCTTTTAAAAATTCCGCAGGTAGAGATAAGCCAAAATAATTAGAACTTAAAGCATCACCATCAAAAAGAGTAAATTCATTTATATAGCTCTTTATCCCAGAGCTAGTTAATTTTTTATTATATTCAGATGATGATGTTACTCCAGAAGCCATTTATTATGATATTAATTGGGAATGTCCGTTATCCTTTACAATAAATAGTTCCTTTGCTACATAATCTTTAACTACATCTAAATGTGATATGCATAATATAAATCTAAAATATGAAGTAAGCTCTTCCAAGAATAATCCTACGTTAGCAATATTATCAGAATCTAATACACCAAATCCCTCATCTATGAAAAAGAAGTCAGGTTTTGGGAGTACAGTAACATGATTTAATGCTGCTCTTATGGCTAAGGATGATATAAATCTTTCCATGCCAGATGCTAAAGATAGAGGCCATTTAGGTCCATTTACATAAGATATAAATACTTCCAATGTTTTATCAGATAACTCAAATTGAATATTGAATGCTGCTACATTTTTTAGAGCATCATTGACAACATTTTCTAATACAGGTAAATAATTTTTAATAATGAAAAGAGGAATTCCATCTCTTCTAGTAGCCTTCTCAAAAACAAAATAATTATTATAAGTTAAAGTGTCATCCTTAAACTTTTTAATTTTTATTTTGATGTCTTTGATTTTTGATTCATTGCTAGTTATTGTAGATTTATGCCCTCCGATAGTATAAGCTAATTGATATACAGCATCATCTATTAATTTTTTCTCATCTAATAATTTGGCTATTTCTCTATCTATCTCAGCGTTTTTCTGCTCTATGTCCTTGTAGGATTCTTGCTCTTTTAGCTTTTCGGAGTAATCTAAAATCAAGTTTTTTGAGATTTGTATTTTCTCCTTAATAATATTTGCTTGGCTTTCTATATTGTCTAAATTAGATTTAAGCCTATCTGTTTCATTTTTCTTATCGTTGTACTTTTTATATAGAGAGTCTGCTGTTTCTAAATTCTTTACAATTTCTCCTAATTCGTTTTTACTTTGTTTGAGTTTATCTAGTTTGTTTAGTAACTCCGGATATTCTTTTTTAGCTTTTTCTCCATCTAATGCGTACTTGTTGTTTTTTACGCAATACACACAGTTAGGATCATGCTCGTAACCTTGTAGATGGTCTATTAACTTACCACTAGATTTTATTTCAGATTCAGCTACTGCAATGTCCCTGTCAAAATCAGATAATGTTTTTCTTATCGTAACTAAATCAGAAGATACGTCAGCTACTTCTCCCATAGATTCTAATTCGGATAAATGCGTTTTAAGGGCATTTCTAGCCTCTACAAACGACTTTCTCTTATCTTCTAAGGATGAACTAAGGGTTGCCTCATTTCTGCTCTCCTCGTCTATTTTTGTGGCGTAGTTTACAGATTGCTTAGGGTATGGAGTAAGTTCCTTTCTTTTGTTTTCTATTTGTATGGACAGGACATCAGAACTCTTTTTATTTAACTCTAAGCTAGTTTCAACTTGTGTTAGCTTAGACTTTATATCTATTATGTTATTTTCATACTCCGTTACAGATTCGTTGTATTTTTGTTTTTGGTGATTCTCAATTTCATATTTTAATTGTTTGAGATGCTCTTTAGATGTATCATTTAATTTCTCAAAGATGTCTATATCAAAATACTTGTACAATAAATCCTTTTTGTCTTTTTGAGTCTTGTCAATAAAGTCAGATTTATTATGTTGATCATACATTGTTATAAGCATGAAATTCTCATAACTTCCTAGATACTTTCTAATGCTGTCATTTGTTTCATATCTTTGCTCGCCGTTTAAAGAAGTTCCATCCTCTTTATAGAAATTAACGATAACTTTTACTTTCCCATCTTTTCCTTTCTTGCCATTACGCTCTATAAAATAAGACTCTCCTGCAACGGATAATTCTAATTTACAGGAAAAGAAATCAGAAGATGTATTCATTACTTCGGCTCCACTACTTGTTTTACTACATTTGTCAAAAATACAGTAAGTCATAGCGTCTAATAAAGTAGATTTTCCAGAAGCATTTGGTGAGAATAATCCAACTAGTCCTCCTAACTCTCCTAAATTAAATACATTGCCCTCTCCGTAGGAAAACATATTAGAAAATTCAAATCGTATAGGCTTCCATGTTACACCTATAAACTCGGAAGGCTCATCTAATTCTAAGGAAGCTGTTTTATGTATATCTAAGAATTTATCCGCTTGGTATTCCTGTTTTAACTCGTTTTGAACATATCTCTCTAGCATTGAGTGTCTCCATTCGAAGTCTCTTATTATGTTCTCTTTGTCTAGTGATACTTCTCCTTTACCATTGTCTATAATAAATTTAGTTACTTTTGGTTTTTTTATACGGAGAACATTATATTTTTTTTCTAAGGCTAAACAAAAGGAGTCTATAAATTCTTGAGTGCAATTTTCGGCGGTGATAGCTACATTAAGATTATATGGTAAATCTCCAGGTATTTTTTCAGCTACTTTATCATTTTTCAATTTAAATGTATAATATCCATTTGAAGATGCTATCTTAATGAACTCACTTGTATTCTTATTTAAATCCCATTCTATAATTCCATGTGTTAAATCTTCTCCAAAGTTCTGTTGTATTAAACTAGATGGATAAGCTGCTGTCTTTTCTAAATTGAGATATTGATGTTTATGAATGTCTCCCAATAATATGTAATCATAATCTGCATGTTCTAATACATCTAAATAATTTCCTTCTAATAGATATCCGTATGCTGTTGCCGAGTTCTTTACCGGTCCATGATACATTAATATCTTGGTTTCTGCATCAAAAGATTTTGCGGGGATTACATTTTCAATTTTATCTTTGACATGTAATAAACTAAATCCTATTTGTTCATATTGATATACATTTGTTTCATTCAAGAAATGTAATGTAGGTAAATTTAAAGTATTTATGATAGGAGTTAATGCATCTAATCTTGTTTTATTATTTAGATTTAAGTCATGATTTCCTAATATTACTATGGTAGGAAGCATGTTACATAATGTAGATAATAGATTAGATACTACTGAGAATAATTCTGGAGACATGTTTGTTTTTGAATGTACTATATCCCCGCCCAAAAATATAATAGAATTAGGCGTCATTCTCTCCTCAATGATTTTATACAATTTTTCAAACACTTCTATGTATTCCTCATGCCTTTGATAATTGTAAACATGAATATCTGAAATGTGGAAAATCTTATCGACTTTTCTTCCTGTGTCCTTTATTAGAATCATAGTAAATTTGTTATTGCTGAATACTCGTTAATTTCAACTGCTCCTTCTATAGCATGCCATGTATCATCATATCCTAAATCACTAGGATCTTTTGTTCCCAAGTCAACTAGTTTGGTAGGAATACCGATAGCTCCTAATTCCAAACAATACTTTATCGCTTGTTTCTTTTTATCCGGGTCAATGGCAACATATACTAACGGAGTTTCTTCCATGAGTAGTCTGTGTTTTAACTTCTCTGATATTATACTCCCCGTTAAATAAGTCACATTTCTTTTTACCGATACGCTGTCGAAAAAACCCTCTACGATAACTATGGGGAATTTAAAATCTAGGAAAAATTCATTGACTATAATATCATTTATCTTAACAGGAGCACCTAAATATTTATAAGGCGAAAGACCTGTAAAATCCCTGCCTTCAAAAAAATTAAGTGTGCCATTTTTATCATAAGAGGGTAAAATAATTCTTCCTGCGTACTTACCTGTTAAGCAATACCCAACCTTATGTCTTACTATGTCCTGAGTTGTGAATGAAGGCTTAAACCTCCTTAAGAAGTTCAATACGGATTTGTGAGGAACCTTATCTAATGATACATATTCATCGGGCAACTTCAATAAAGTGTTGGGAATGTCTACTTGAGTATCATCTTTCATTTGATAATACTCTAAAACATTCCTAAGTTGATCAATTTGATTCTTTGTTGCACCATATTTGTAGAAAAGATTACTTATACTTCTCCCCTTAGTTTCGCAAATCCAACAATGGTACTTTTGATTAGTTAAATTTACACTTAACTTCTTTTTGTGGTGATTACAGAAGGGGCAGTGAAATACAATGTCTGATTTACCCGCTGATTCCGAAGAACCTAGCACTTCCTCTAAAACCGATAATAATCTAAAACGCATATATAGTTATTTTTTTTCTTCAAACCATTGCTTAGGTATCGAATAAGCCGCCCATTTTATATTGTGTTTATTGCACCACTCGGCGTAAGTGGTTTTAGCTCCTTTTGAAATTCTTACATGAGGATCCTGGAATACAATCCTAATATCTAAATGAGGGTTACATGAAATAATGTCCATCATCTTTTTTCGTTCTTCTAAAGTCCATCTTCCTTTAGCTTCTATGATAATATTATTAGGTAACTCAAAATCTGCTAAATAAGTTCTAGGAGTTTCCGGTTTTATATACTTAATAACTTTTTTCTCATACAAATCTTTAGGGTCTACTCCCAAAGATCCCGATATTTGTAAAGCAATTGACTTCTCGAAATTGGATCTATAACCTTCTTTCTGTGCTAGTCTAGTCTTAAATGAATTGTTAAAAAATCCTGCCATGTTAATAATCAAATTTTACAATAACATTTAAATCTACATCATCTCTTTTCTTTATAGCTTGTCCCATTTTACCTACTGCAATTAGTTCGTTAGATTTGTTATACAAGCCGATGGTAGTTATATAAGGAGATAAAGAACCTGTGAAATCATCTAAATACTCTGCACTCTTAACAGTTTTAGTAGAGGAAGGGTTCAATGTGAGATTAAAATCACCCCTCTTAATTCTACATAACATCTCAAACTCATACAAAGTTAAGCTATTTTTATAATATAACAACCAATTATTAGATAAAATTTCATGATATTTTTTATCTACGCTTGTAATTACTAAGTTACCTGTTCTATAAAATACATTTCCTACTCTACTTGTCTGGTAACATGAGATAGAAGATGTATTATAAAGACTTGTTACATTTTGAGATGTTGCCGCTTTATTATAAAATCTTAATTCATCAATAAGTCCTGTATATCCATTTCTTCCATCAAAAGAAGATGCTCCTATCATGATATCACTTACATTGACAGTTTCATCTTTGACATCCGCTCTCGATGAATTTAATGCTCCATCAACATATAATCTAACATTTGAACCTGTCTTAACTAAACATACATGATGAAAATTATTATCTAAAATGGAATTAGAAGATGTTAATTGTAATGTTGAAAACCCATCTGACCTACTAAAAGATAGTTTTCCTGGTTGTGGATGGGTGTGATTATGTACCGAAAACTCATAAGGGTAGTAATCCACTGGGTAGTATTTAAAGGAAGAAGATGAAAAAACATCGGTTACTACTAGATTCCCTTTATTTACTCTTTTTAATCTTCCGAATTCTTCTCTGTATAATATGGATTTTTTGTCAAGTATTGTATTTTTATTACTAGTCAATACGCTTTGAGATACCGGTGCCTTTAACCAAAAACTTATGGTGAAATTGTCTGCTGATTCAAAACTGACGGTATCAAAGTTTTTAGTGTGAATATAACCATCCCCATAAAATTCCGCAGCTAATCCTGTTCTAGTTCCGTTAATAGGAATACCACTTGAATAGGCTACTTGGTATGACTTTGATTTTTCTTGTGGTTCAATTACTTCGCTTTCGTATCTTATAAACAAAGTCTTTTTTCCTCCTCTGCCGTATCTATAAGCTTTATGCGCATCCTGGAATCCCCAATATCCACATAAATTATCTGTATTTAGGAAAGAACTTGTATTTATATTCTTGTCATATAAGTTATTGTGTCCATCGTCTACTAAAAGTACATTGTTGTTTAGTCCTTTTAAATATAATGTGGTTTCTTTAATCTTGTCTCCGTAATTTAAAGAAGGAATAGAAAGTAAACTAGCTGTTAAAAATAAATTCTTAGTAGTTCTATTTCTGTCCCATCCCTCTAAAGAATTAGCCCATGCAAAACCTCTCTTATAATACAAGTGGTTTAGTGAATTATAAACAATATACTTATAAGACCCATCTGTATTTTTAGGATAAGTGATATCTTTTGATGAACTGATATGAATAGGGCCTTTATAGTAAAGACCTTGCTGTACTTGATAACCTTGTTTTGAATAACTTCCGGTGAGGATATAATACTCCTTGTTTACTTCAAACGGGGTAATATTAAAATCCTCACCTCTTATTGGCGCGAATGTACTCATATTAATACTTAAGTTTTACAGTAAATATAGATTCTTCTGTAAAGTTTTTTAGTATGGGTTTAGCTAGTTTTCCCACTGCAACAAGTTCTCTTTGAGCATTATAAAGACCTACTGTAGTGATATAAACTTGAGGATTATTTACAAAATTCTCATAAATTTCTCCATTGGTTTCTGTAAGTCTTTTGGTAAGTTCCATACCTTCTAGTGAATTAGGGTCTAATGGCATAGATAAGTCTCCCGGTCTTCTAGAATCCTCTTTCTTATTGTAAATAAAGTAACTGTTATTATTTGTAAAATTAAATTCTCTGTTATTAATTCGGATAAAATAGTAATCGTTGTATTCTCTGATTACTCTTCTAGCTTTCATTCCTAAATAATCCCCGCTAATATCCTGTACTAATGCAGATCCCGAAAATGATTTATATAACTTAATTGCATTATATCCTTCAATTTCCGATGCGTTAGATGTTGCAAAAGATGCCGACAAGTCTAATTTATTTCCATCTAAAATGACTACACCTAAAGAAGGAATTAATTTACCGTAATAATGAGGTTTAGATTCATTATAAACTCCTGTTTCTAAAGTTCCTGAAACTATATTATAAGAATATCCTACATCTGTATAGTCTGGATTTATATTTATTTTAGAATCGTCTATCAATCTAAGAACTCTATTAGTACCTGCTAATTTTACATTAGAGCCGGTGTGTGTAGCTCTAGTTCCTCCACCTGCCAAGAATCTAGATCCGGATAGATGTGCAATATTTAGTTCTAAAACACCTGCATCTAACCTATCTTTCAATCTCTTCGACTGATAATTTATAACATATATACTATCAGTTTCTTTTCCTGTAAGATTGAATTTAATATCAGGTCTACCTAAAACTAAATTTCTATACTGGCTATAAATAGCTCTAGTAGGAGTTATATTAATTTTATTTCCTTCGTCTAAAGATCCGGAACCTCCACTATGACCATAGGCTATGCTAAATTGAATAGAAGATGTTAATGATGTTTTAGGATTTTCATCATATACATGTGTATAATATCTACTATAATTCTCAGAAGTACTACCTGTAAAGAAAGTAACTAAATTTCTTTCGTCATTTGAAAAAAGACCTTCTGTAATATCAAATATATATTTTCTATTGTCTATAGGATTAATTCTTTTTAACCAAAAAGTTTCCGGAACCCTTAGCGTGGTAGTAGTAGTAGTAGTCGTTGGAGAAGGTGGCGTAGGACTAGGGCCGCTAGGCCCTGGTCCAGGAGAAGGGGAGGGCCCTTCAGGTTCAGGAGAAGGGGAGGGCCCTTCAGGTTCAGGAGAAGGAGGTGATCCACCTCCAGTTGTTCCAGTTGTTCTAGTGTATCTGAATAGATAATAATTACCGAACTGTCTTGTTCCCGGAGGAGCATTATCTTCGGGTCTTTGTAAAGAAAAAGTGAACGGAGAAGGAGTAATCCATCCGGGAATAGTGCTAAAAGTTAATGTATTAATAGTTGACGAATTTACGAAATAGCTTTTATTGTCTATTTCGTATGTGTAAGAAGAAGCTGAAGGACCAAGTTTTAGTAAATTAGAATCAATAAAAGAAGGCAAAGGTTTGCTTCCATTTACATTTACCGCAGGTCTAAGTTGTGTAGTTGCATCAACTATTAATCCATTTTCTACAAATTGTATTTGAACTTTTAAAGTACCTGTCTTTATTTCACCTGTTTTATCTCCTTCTCCTTCCGGTCCTAGACAAGTTGGATCAGATGGATATGAACCAATATTGTATCTTGGGTTTTTTCCTCCTTTATCTGTAACGTTCTCTTTTATAACGGAGTCTATAGAAGCTTGAAATATATCGTATGGTTTGCTGTTATCAAAAGCAACATTTGCGATAAGTCTATTAACTTTGTTATTTGCGTCACAGAAAGATATATATACTTCCCTAATCTTAGGTCCTCCGCATGTAGGGTCAGGAGGATTTTGGTCTATACCGATTGATACTTTTGGGTCATTTATAGATAATCTAACGCTTGTTAAAATACCATTTTGACCAAGTAATTGTTGTTTATACTGATTTAATTTAGTATTAAAATCATTTTCATTTGTATAAGCAATTATATTTGTTACTGTTTTTACAACTCCATTGTCGCAGTATTTAAGAATTACTTCTTTTGCTTTTGATAAGTTATCTGTTGGTGATGTGGATCCGCAAGAGGCGTCTCTATTAAAAGGAGTAAAATCAGTTTCAGGACTTGTGAAACCTAAACCTCTAAGAGTATTTTCATAATCTAGTTTTTTTCTATTTTTTTCATCTACATTATTAGATATAATTGTAGTCTGACTCTTTTGTGGAGAACCTTTATCGCAATAAATGGCATATAAAGTGTCAGAATTTCCGGTTTGACAATTAGGAAATGATAATGGAGGGGTAAAATCTACATATACTCCCTTGTATTGAGTTTCTAGTTCTCTTTGTATTGAAACTCTTTGCCTACTCTTATCATCGTTTATTTTAGTAGGGTCTGATGATACTGATATTGTTCTTAATTCAGTTTTTACTTGATCCCCATTGCAATATACAATATACAAAGATACATTTTGTGAAGATGGAGGCGGAGTGGGTGTGGTAGAGCATGGTACTGTATTTACGGGGATAACTGAAGGACTACTCCTAATAGATAAGGGGTCAACACCCGAGGTATTAATTAATTTTTCATAAATACTAAGAGCGGCTTGATTCCTGTCTGTACTTAACGGGAATGTTTGTTCGGAGGTGGTTGCAACTCCTCTTAAGCAATAACCATAATATAAAGTAAAGGTGCTAGATGGAGGAGGGCCGGGTAAAGTAACTGTAGTAGAAATACAGGGAAATGGAGCGGCTGGTTCATCTATTCCTACCGTATAAGTGTAGTCTGTGTTTAATGGTTTTTGAGAGTCAAAAGTATTTAAAAAACTATTTACTTTATTATCTATGTCAAAAGAAGTTCCTGATATAACAAAAGAATTATTTATCAGATTTCCATTTGAACATGCTCTTATATTTATTGTTTTAGTTACACTATTAGTTATAGGGTTATTGGGATTAGAGAACCATGTATTATAAGAGATTAAATAATCCACCCTATTAAAACCTATACTATTTAAATAGCTTTGTTTATCTTCTTCTGATAAATAATAATATACTTCAAAGTCCATAAAATCCATTGCACACTATGTTTTTGCTATTAAATATTGATTCTTAGAAATCCAATTTTACTTTCAAAAGAGCTTCTCTGGTAAAACTTTTCTGTAAAGGTTTTGACAGTTTAGCTACTGCGAGTAATTCATAAGAATCAGAATACATGCCTACTGTTGTAATATATACTTTAGGATCATTTATAAAAGTGGGTTGTGAGAAGTCTCCTTCTGAACCTGTTATAAATGTTGGATTGTTGCTAAAATTATATCTGTCATTCCTAATTCTTACAAAATAGTGAGTAGATTTCACTTTTTCAGAACTTCTAGCTTGAAATCCTAATTTATCTCCTGATAAATCTTGGAATTTAGCAGAACCGGACATAGACCTGTATAATTTAAAAGCATTATCTCCGGCGACTTCAGAACCTGATACTGTTCCGAACGAAGCGGATTTGTCAAGTGCTGTACCGTCCATTACAACAATACCTAAGTTAGGAAATACTAAACCAAATTTTTGAGGATTGCTAGGATTATATACACCTGATTCTAAGGATCCTGATACTAAGTTGTAAACTTTTCCAGCTGTAGTTACAGAGGCGGGATTGGATTTAGAGTCATCAATTAGCCTCATGTATCTCCCATTTCCGGCTAGTCTAACATTAGATCCGGTATGCGTAGAATTTTGTCCGGGTCCATTAATAAATTGAGATCCAGATAAATGAGCTATGTTAATTTCTAAAGTGCCTACATCTAATGATTCTCTTAATCTAGCTCTATTTACATTAATTACGTAAATACTGTCTGTTGATTTTCCATTAACCGTAAATTTTCTCTCACCAGGATCTAGACATAATTGTTTGTATTGACCATAAATAGCTCGAGTAGGAGTGTCGTTTATTTGACCTCCTTCATCAGCAGAGCCAGAGCCATTATATTGACCGTAAGCAATGCTAAATTGAGCTTCGGAGCCTAGGGCATTTGAAGAGCTATTAAAAATTTCGTAATAATATCTCTTTTGAGTAGCCGTTTGTCCGGAAGATGTAAAAAAAGTTGTTAAATTACCGTCATTATTTGAAAATAAAGCTCTAGTAATTACTTCCTCTTGGTTAGGTACAATATCGGCTGTATTGAATGTAGTAAATATATCTGTATTTGCCATTTTTATTTTATTGTTTATTCAGTTATTCCAGCTCCAGGAGTTGTTCCTGTAGTAATTCTATTCACTGTTAAGCTAATGGATACTCTACCTCCGGTTTCGTTTCCTACTATTGCTAACGTAGCCTTTCTTTGATTTAGCGTAGAACCCTTTGCTTTTAAAGTGAATCCTAATCCAGTTACGCTTATAGCTTGTGCAGCTTCTGTATCTGTAATCGTTCTAGGCGTTGAAGGAGCTACGTCTTGACCATTATTTTGTGCCGGAGTTCTAGTTACACCAACAAAGGAAGCAACATCGCTATCAGATAAAGTTGCGGTATATCCAAAAGTAGTATTTCCGCCTTCAAAATTTATAGTTCTTGGAGATATTGTTATTTCTTCTCCGTTTGTTAGAGTCACTGCTGTTTGACCTACAGATATAATTGGTATTCTAACCGTTCTCTTAGGTAATGTAACCAATTTATACTTCATCATTTGAGTTTCATCCACTACAGCTTCTGTTAATGGCATGTTCTCTAAGGTAATTCCATAATATGCCGTACCTAGTGGATGATCTGTATTCCATAATGAATAATCAATTTCATCATCGGCTAATGCAAAATGTGTAATTTGGAATTCATTTCTTCCTCGTGCAAGTAATTCCCGTCCTCTGCGGGTTAAAATAGCATCTACTGTTATTTGGTTATTGTTTAGGTATCCCATTTTGTTTGTTTTATAATAAATACTTTGAAATATAATATTTTACACTATTATTTGATTCGCGCTAACTTCTCTGTATTCTACCACAGGTCCACCGTCAATAGTGTCCGTTGTATCCACATTAAAATCTAATCCGGTTAATTTACAGCCAGTGAATCTAAGTCTATTAGGTACAGAGTCTTCAACGTATTGGTAGTTAGTAGGAACTAGAGAAGATGAATAGTAATTTTTTGTGTTTATCAATGTCGCCAGGTTTAGATTTTTTTGATATTGTGAAGAATAATTTACGGCGGTGCTAGATGAGTAATGATATACTACTTTTTTATATGCTAAATTAGTTTTTTCAGATTCTATAATAGATTGAGTAACATACAATTTATTCCTATAAATATTTCCAGCATCATTTATTACATATTCATTCTTATATAAATATTCTTTTAGTTGCAATTTAGTTAGTGTAGAATTAAAATTATGGAAACTAGATGACAAAACATAACTATATGCATTGTTGGCATTGTAAAAATTATTGATATTGAAATTAGTAACTTTACCCACTATATTTTCTATCTTATAACATGATGAATCCAATTTAAAATCATTTGATATTACATTTGTGTTTCCATCATAAAAATTAATCTTTCTTCTATTTAATATTCTATCTTTGTATGTTCCATTTCTTTTAAATCTATAAGCAATGTTTTCTTCTGTAGATCCGCTAACATGCAACACATTTCCTATAAACGATAAATGCCTGTTTAAAGTTGCGTATGTTTCAATTAAATTCCTTTCATCATCAAAATAGTATAATGATTCCATGTTTGAATTAATGTCATTTTCATCATTTATTCCATTTGTATTATATAAGCTGATGATTCCTTTTACATAATCTAATGTTCCTATGTTTGATATGTTAGAGATGTTATTTAGATGTAAAGATGAATTTTCTGAATCTACATTGAATACATCATTATCTAGATTGATTGTTGATTGTATTTCTTCTAATTTTCCATTTTCTGATATAGAGTACATGTATTTCATATCTCTATTCATTTCTATGGTGTCCATTAGATTTTCATATTTGTATAAGTATGTTTCCCCGCCAAATTCATATAATTTTCCATTTTGATTCACTTTATGAGAATCTAAATCTGAAAATAATAAAGAGTATCCATCATAATAATCTAAAGTGGATGTTATTTTCTCATGCTTAAAGTCGGGAGTCACAGTTACAGGCAATTCTGATTTATATTTTCTGTACTCTAATTCCACGTCAGGAGGCATGTCCGTACTCGTGCTATATTTTATTTGTTCAAAATCAGGTAATAGGTTAAAATCTAAGGATGCTGTATATTTTTTATGTGATATTTCTACCGGAGGTGCATAGCTTATAGAACCTGTGTACAAAATATATTCTCCTACTTGACTATCGGTTTTTATGATTGTTTTTTCATATTGCGGATTAGTCATAGAAGGGTTTTTTCTTGCGACTTTAGCCCTTTCTAATATATTTTCCTCTAATAAAATACCTGCAATAAGATTTGCTCTAGCTGGAACTAATTGCTTTATCTGCTCGAATATAGAATAATCATACAGTGAAAATATTTCTATGTATTTGTTGTAGTTGTTTCTATTTTTATACTTCTTCCAATAATTTTCTCTGTTTATTCTAAGGTTATTGTATTCATCCCTATATAAATCAGAAGGGTCTCCAATCAAATTATCCAAATCTATACCTCCATATTGATTTGCTATATCTCTATTTACTTGATCCGTTGGGCTAAACACTACGGCTAACTTATTTGAATCAACAGGGTCTGTATCAAAGGTGTTTATCTGTACTCTTTTTTCCGGAGATAATTGATTAGTATAAAAAGATTCTTCTATTCGTATCTTGTCGCTTTTTATGACACTTGCTCCTATGGAAGGTGAGTAGCTGTAATAAATTTCTGAATAAGGTTTATATTGATTTTCTTGAGACCCCGTAAATCCTCTAAAACTAGCTGTAGTGTATTGTGATTTTAGTCTATTAGGATGACTAGAAGATACGAATCTATAAGTAGAATGGTCATATCTAAGAGCATCTACACCCATAGGATAAAACCTATTTAATGTGTCAAAAGATGATGTATAAGAAGAACCATGATAAGCTGCTGGATTTAGTGTATGTTCTTCAAATACTTTTTCTGAATATATATCACTGTAGTCCTTATATGCTTGTAAAAATCCTCTATATCTACTTGCTCTAACTCCTGCGTGTTGACTACCCGTAGATCCTCCTAATATGATATTGTGAGGAGTAGACAAAGAACTTGTAGAACCCCAAGAAAATGCTATATCAGAAGATGCAGTAACAATCATGGAACCAGAAAAACTAATCCAATTTTCAAAATTACCGCTAGATTTTTTCCATTCAATATGTATTGAACCTGTTTTTTTAGTATTTGTTATATTTCTATCTGTATATATCCTAACATTCCAAGCGTCTCCATCAAAAAATGGATAATATTGGGATTGTATTGTTTTTATAGAAAAAGAAGATGTTGAATTAGATGTGCTTTGTGCGTTCTTATATCTTAAAAAGCCGTAAGCATAACTTCCACTCCTCGATGAAGTAGAAAAAGCTCTGTAACTTACTAATTCTAAATTACTATATACTTTATTACTATTTTTAGAATCCTCTATAGACCATAAACTCATACTAAGACTAGATGAATTCGATGTATTGAATCTAAATTCTGAAACTCTAGGGGCGGATACTTGATTTTCGTTAGGGGATATAGATTGTCCCCACGGAATTTTAACGAATTGATTTCCGTCAAATTTTAACAAGTATTGATACCTATAACTTTTATGCGTAGGATTATATTTAGGAGGTCTTGCTCCGCCATACTCCTTAATACTAATTAATGTTTGAGGAATACCATATATAGATAGTAATGATTTTAAACTTCGTTCCGTACCTTTTGTTTTTAGGAGAGTAGGTATATTATTTACTATTCTCCTCCAAATTTGATGTGTTAAATATTCATGGGCCTGAGAAGCTAAAGTTCCTGTCTCTAAAAAACTTCCTGTATTATCTGTTCCTAATTTATATAACCAAAGATTACTAAGTTGATATCCATTATTTACCTCCCAACCTAAAGACTTAGCATAGGTCTTTAAAAGTTCATTAGGAATACCTCTTTTAGGATGTTCGTCTCTCCTGTGAATGGATGTTAATTCTTTGGTGAAAGCATACAAATTATCAAAATGCTGACCAATCATATCAAGAAAAACAAAGTATTCCGAATTGTCTGAGTCATTGACAATGTGACCTGGAGTTGCTTCGTATAATGTGTTGTAATTTGTACTATCAAACTTTCTAGCTTTCGACAAAGATGACGAATACCAATAATTGTATGCAGAAGATGTTATATGATAATTGTAATATTTATTTTGAGCTATATACTTTGGCGCCGGAGTAATACTGCCTGTTATGTCATAGGAAAAAATACTTCCAGAAGAATAGTATAGATAATTCTCAAATTCATCGAAACTATTCTTAACTTGATAAGATCTTTTTACTATTTTGTTATGGTCCGCAATACCAAAATTACTTCCTGAAGAATTGCTTGATTTTATTGCATTACTTTGACTATTGTAAAATTCAATTAATTGTAGTTTATAATTATAGTTTTTTAACCTTTCTTGTGCTGATCCGTAAAATACAAAATTAGAAAACGTAGAGTAATCTATATTTAAAGGAACAGAAGCTGATGAAGATATAACTCTATTTATAATTGTATTAGCTGTTTCATAATTTGAATCTAATAGAGTATCCCAATAATGGTAAATATTTTCGTCTTTAGAAGGGAGTAAGCTATTCCATGTATTATAATTAGTAGATTCACCACTTGGAGTATTTACGGAATAATTAGGTGTTAAAGTCCTAGGCTCACTAACTATTTCAGGAGAAGTAACCGTAAAGGAATCAAAATAATCCTCGGCTACTTTATAGCAAATATGTAATAAATTTCCTGTTTTTAAATTTTCTATAGGCCTTAATAATTTAACATAAATAACATACTCATTATCACAATCAACTTTTATGTTTATAATTGAGTAAATTTTATTTTCTCCTAAATTTAGTACAATATTATTAATAAAGCCTAAAGTTCTTAAATAAGAAACTTTATTTTTGAATAATTCTAGTTTACTTATTACATCCGGATTATTTTTTAAATAGGTCGGCCGAATAGCTAATTTTAATTCTAACTCATCTGGGCTAATCTCTTGAATATAAAAATACTGATTATCTATGTTTCCAAAAATGTTATAAAGAAAGTTAAAACAAATTTTATAAGTTCCCTCAAATATTTCTGAATCAAAAAATAATTTACATACATCAAAATTTATATCATCGTAAGTAGAATCAAAATCATTTCTTACATTATAAGCTGACTTAACTAAATCATAACTTGTATTATAAACATGGGAATCTATGGAGAATGGATTTTTTATTTCATCTACTATTGCTTTTGATATGTCCAAACTCATGAATGGCTCATAATCGAATGATACTCCTTCAATTAATGATGACGAATCTTTTATCTTATCTTTATTTACGAATCTATCTATCATATCTAATTATTGAAGTAATTTTAATTATTCTTTCGGGAGAATGGATCGTAAGGAGGATTACCTCTACTACCTCCTGTACCACTACTGCCACCTGTACTACGGCCATTCGTTCGCATGAATGGAATGGGTCCACCACCGCCCGTGCTACCACCACCTGTGCCACCACCACCTGTATTATCACCGCCTGTATTATTACCAATATTTTGATAACTTAGAAAGTCTATGGTATTTCCCGGAATGCCTCGTGTTAAATCTATGGAACTAGTATCTTGTCCTCCACTACCTCCCCCTCCGCCAGGAGTTTCTGTTGTAGGGCAGTTAAAATTATTTAAATCTATGAAAACATTAACTAAAGGAGGAGCTTGATTTCTATCTATAAGAGTAGAATTACCTCTATATTGGTAACTCTTATTTCCGCTATTTAAAAATAAAGTGCAGATTTGATTAATACTACCTATACTTAGAGAAGTGTATATTTTATCATTTTCGTCAGTACAAGATACAAGTTCATATATTACTATTTTAGTAGTATCTCCGCCGCCGCCTGAAGGGCCTCCACCTCCAATGCCCGGACAATTTGTAACTCCTTTTATTTCTAGTAAATCAGTAAGTATTGCTATAGCTAGTGTGGTGGGATAGAAATTTGGTTCTAATTCATCCCAATAATAAGAAAGACGTTTTGTAACGCTATAATAAATTTGATTAGCTTTAGGTTGTGTGGCGATATACCCAGGTATATCATTTGAATTACATGGAATCATTCTCCAGTATTTATTACCTGCTCCTGTACTAGTACCTCCTGTTCCTCCACCTGTATCTGTTCCTCCTCCGGTACAAGGACCTGTTCCTCCACCTGTATCTGTTCCTCCTCCGGTACCAGGACCTGTTCCTCCACCTGTATCTGTTCCTCCACCTGTATTTCCTCCTCCGGTACCAGGACCTGTTCCTCCACCTGTATTATCTTTAGGGCATTCAGGACAAAGAGAATTAGTTCCAGATGCTCCTGTAGGTCCAGCAGGTCCTTGCGGTCCTATGGGACCAAGTCCGCCAAGTTGACCATTTTGTCCCGGCTGACCATTCTGTCCGGGTAATCCGTTAGTTCCATTCTGTCCATTAACTCCGGGTTGTCCATTAGCTCCAGCAGGTCCATTAGCTCCATCTTTACCATCCTTGCCATCTTTACCATCTTTACCGGCGGGTCCAGCAGGTCCTTGAGGTCCAGGTAAAGGTATTGAGCCTCCTCCTACTACATTCAATCCATCTTTACCGTCTTTACCAGGTCTTCCTTCAGAGCCACTAACGATAATAACAAAAGGTTCTGCCGGGATGTTATTAATAATTGTCGAAGGTATGTTATTAATAATTGGAACCATAGGGTCAATAATGTTTCTTACTTTTTTCCTAACAGCAGGTGTCCAAGATGAAGATAAGTCAAGACAATTCCCATTATTATTTGTGTTTATAAAATAGTAAGTGTATCCTTCCAAGGGTCTTGCTCCAACTTCAGCAATTTTAACAAATGTACCTAATGGGTAAGTAGCTAATTCGGAGAAATCTACTCGTTCAATAGATACTACGTCGTTATATGTTTTATTTCTTTCAAACATCATAACTTCTAATGTCTCATTGTTAGGAATAAGACATACCGAGATATCTGTTAATGCTTGATTATTACCTCCAATAAAATAATTAAAATTTGCATCAATTATTTTAGAAAGTATAAAATCAGAAACGATAACTTTTTCAGGTCTTATAAAATAATACCCAGGATCTACAGATAAGGTAGTCCCTTGTAATTTGTAACTTATTGGAACATATTTTATTCCTTTAAGATTTACTTTTAATTTTGGTTTATTGGCTTTTTTTATATCTTCAGTGGAATATCTATTTTTATTTTGTCCCTCTATTTCAGGCAATCTTTCATTTATTGTTCCGAAGATGACTTTTTCTACATTCCCTTCGTATCTTCTAACAATTTTATAATTTACATAATCATCAGTTTCACTAGATGTGTTAATTTCATTTTTTGGGACGGGAAGAGATATTTCTAATTTATTATTTACATCTAATGCATCTCCAATTTTTATTAATTCTTTAGACTCTTCCGTAGTAAATCTTCCGGACATGTATTTTCCATACTCGTCTACATGATATTGACCTTTATATATGTCTCCATTTAAATAAGTAAAATCTCCAGTAGATAAGTTAGGACCTGATCTTTTATTGTTTGGATCTGATAATCTATGTATATTTATGATATTATTCTCTTCCACTATTTACTAACTTTAAAATATATAGAATCATCAATTGTTTTTTCAATGTCTCCTCCATCCATCTTCACTTTAATTAGAACTTTATAATATCGATTAGGAAGGAATGTATTAAAATCTAATTTGAAATAATTTCCTTTATTGTCACAACTTATTACATTTCTATCATCAAATGGAACAACATACATAGATGTTTGTTCATCTTGTATTGCATAATAAGAAGATGTTGGTAATCTTTTACTTGACATGTAATTTGATGATGTAGAATATGTCTTAACTGGGATTCTATCTCTTACTAAGAATCTAAACTTTGTTTTATCTGTTGGGTAGTAAGATGCTTTTTTATTTTTGAAATGTAGAATGAAATCTTCGTTTGGTACTTGAGAGAATAAGGATGTTCCTGAAAAGTCTGTATCATTCCATACAATGTCTAATCTTGGAATGAATATAGTATTAGTTTCCCTGCTGAAAAATTTAATAGATCCCATTACTTCACAACTTTTCTCATCGCTGTCACTTCTTTTTAAGATAAGACCATTATTCGGAATGGAGCCTGAAATCCATTTATGAACAATTCTAGTGATATCCATTCTTAAATCCGGACTTTCTTGATCAAAAGATTGCGACGCTACGAAACCACTTTGATGATACCACGTACCACCTCCCTTTTGTGTTACGTATGAGCCGGTAGTTCCTGCGACAAATGAACCGGAAGTCCACCGTTTACCTGTCATATTAAAAGAGCCATTTCTATAAGTCCATGAAACACCCTCTTTAATTTGAGGAGAAGAGTTGTAGTATCCTTTTCCTTGACTCCAAGATTCGCTAACAGGATATGCGTATAAAGAGTAAGTCAAAGCTAAATTATCGGCCTGTGCTGAAAATAAATTTAAATAGTATTTGCTTGACTTTCCAATAGTTCCATTCTGAATTAATTTATTTATTTCGTTAGAATCTATTTGGAGTAATATCCTAGAATTATAATTGTAATTATAGAAAATATCATTAGCATCTGCAACATTATGAGATATCTTTTCTAACTCTATTATTGAATCTAAACCTGAATTTAAATCAGGTTTCCCTTCATATATAGTGGCGTCTCTTATTGGATATACTGAATACTGCATTTTATGTCAAATTTACTACTCTTCCTAATATGTCTCTGTTCTTATACTTAACTTCAAAAATTGAAGGATCTAATGCGGGGTATAATATATTATTCCTAGTTGCTGTAGCTATATCATAGTAATTACCGGAATATCCTTCATCCTCCTTGTATTTATTATGTATATCAAATGCTAGTATATTTTTCACTCCCTGTACATCTTTGATTAAGCACATAACTTCACTTATATAAATAGGTTGACCTATCTGCATTTTATCATTAGAAAAGTAATCTCTAAGATTAGATAAGCATTGTAAAAGAACTTCATTTGAATTATATGTAGCGGATGTTAATATTTCAAAACTTATAGCTATGTTTATAATAAAAGCATCTCTTATATTTATAGCGTCAGTTAACATCCTGTATTGTAATAGATAATTTTTAAGATTCATTTTTACTGCCATATTTAAAGGGCTAAAGTTCTTATTATTATCGTATCCTAATAAATACAAATTAAGTGATAATGGATTTGGAATAAAATCAAATGTTCCATAAGCTCTAGTTTGAGCATCCCTTTCAATGTGAGCTTTAGCTACTGCTCCAAACTTCGGAGGCAAAGTGTAACATCTGACCATGTAGTCATCTTTTGTTACTGCTCTGTTCTGAGAAGCAAAGTGATTTATAGCTTCTTCTCTTAATGTTTCTATTGGTTTATCTGATATACCTCCTCTAGCTGGTTCCGGATTGTTTATGACAAGGGAACCTATAGATGCATTATATAAAGTCGAGTCTAAAGCACCTAAAGGAGTTAGTACGTTTATTGATGATATAGTAGTTATTGAGTTTGCTGAAACGTTATCCGGAATACCGCCTCCGATGGCGTATTGTACTGTAAGAGTGGTGTTAGAAGGAGCTGACCCGTAAGTTTTTGTGTATAAAAAATTTTCCGGGGATATACTTAAATCAACAACTCTTTCAAAATAATTTAATCCAGACCCTACATTAAAAGGATTAGGAACAATTTCTTCATCGACTTCACTGCTAACGCCACCTCCAAATTGTATTTCAGTTCTATCATCTAATCTAAGCCTAGTTACAAATCTTCTTTCTGTTTGTAAATAAGTTAATAAGTAAGGTGCAGAATCTCTGTATTGCGACAAATTTTGGTCGTTATGCGGTAAATTTTGTACAGGAATTGGTATGGTATCTTGAGCTAAATAAGGCACTTCATACCACTTATTTCCATCTGAATCTGTTACGCTTAATATTTCAAGAACATTATTTTCAGGTAAGGTGATTTTATCATAAGGTTTAGGTGCTGCAAAACTAAACTGTCTTGATAAAATAGTTCCAGATACTGCTTTTACTTTTTTCCTAAATAGATAATTTTCTACTTCTCCTGCATTATCAATAGAATAAACAGATATTTCGGTAGGGTCTAAAGAAGAACTGTACCTAAAATCGACAGATTCAATTGTTCTAAATGTTATATTTTCTCCACTTGTAGCTACTAAACTAGAATCTATAGATAAAGCATACTTGAAATCAGGTTTGTTATTAGGTCCATTTCCGGTAGAAGGAACTACTTGATAGATATCTAAATCTACTGATGCTCCTGTTATTAAAGATGGCTTAAATCCTAAAGAGTTAGCAATATTGTATAAATTTATTTTTTCTTGTACAGTGGATAATAATGATTCTCTTAACTGAATATCAGTGTAAAATGATAGAACATCTCCTACATAAGAAGCTAGTTCTATAAACATCATACCTGGAGAGGCTTCATTAAAATCATTATATGTATCAGGAAAGTAATTTTTAGAAAAATCTATTAAAGATTGTCTGAATTCTCCAAAATCTTTATTTACATATTTTACATCCTTACTAATTAAATTACTTCTTTTACTCATTTTTATAATATTTCAGCGGCTAAATCATTACCCGAATTATAGATTACTACTGTTCTATTGGCGCCTCGTTCTGTAACAGAAAATGTTATTCTCACATTAACTGAATTTTCTTGCTCTGAATACCCGTAGTTTTGATTACCTCCAATACCTACACTTAAATCTTTAAGAACTATATAAGGAAGCCAAAATCCTATATCTTCCTCTAGTGAAGACTCTAAAAAACCTCTATTAAACGAACTGTTTTGCTCAAAAACAAAATCTCTGAGAATTGTTCCAAAATTAGGTTGCATATATCGCTCACTTTTTCTAGTCATTAGTAAATTTATTAAATTACTAATTGCTTGCTCTTCGGTAGTGTAGGATAGTTTAAAAGGTCCTACATCTCTTGATGGTTTTTTGTTGTAAGCTTCTAAAGCACTTTTAACAAATGTATTTCTATTAAAAGGTAATAAAATTCCAACGGCTTTGTCTAATTTCGTATCAGGCGGATATGCCTTGTATATTATTCTAGCCATTATTTTATTTTTTCTGCTTTTTTCAATATCGGTGTATAATTTCTAGAAAGTAATTTACTCATTAGATTACCTCCTTCTGATGAAGGTAATACAACTTTTCCATCCATATCAACTAAAGGTTCGTGTGAATAGTTAGATATACTCATATTTTCAGTAGTTACTGAAGGACCATAATCCATATCCGAACTGTTAAAAGGCGTAGTTCCTGATAGAAGAGAGTCTAAAGAACTATTAGATTTAATTGGTCTTTGTTCTCTAGTATAAGTATTTTCTACTACCTTGCTTGTATTTTTACTATTTAAATTATTAAATTCTTCTCTAATTATAGATTTTATCTCCTTTTTTAATTCTTGAGATATTTCTTTTACTAAGTATTTTATAAGTGAATTCTTTTCCATGTTTATAATAAATATTTAAACTGTATAATAAATTTAAAAATTAACCTCTACTATTTTATTTAAGTCCACTAATTCGTGAGATAAATGAGCGTAATTATCTTCGTATAAAGTAACTTCTAGTTCTTTTCTTATACAATCTGAATTAACTAATATCTTTTTTTCTACAAGCATTGATTCTTCTAGTATAAACAAGTTGGTTGAAAGTAATTTTTCTATATCTGTATTATACTTGAATTTATCTCCTACTATATACCAACCGGGTTTACAATTTTCTTTTATAACTAATATCAAATAAACAACATCTGATACTATTGCTAAGGTTCTTTTACTTTTAAGAATAGAAACTATCTTAAATAAATGACCATAGCATTTACCATCAGGGTAT